TTAAGAAATTACACAGAATCCTCTTCTTCTCCTACGAGGTGGTGGTGGAGGTTTATATAAATCATAATCTAAAACAACTCTATTTGGTGGTATACGACAACGACCGTTGTTAGTTATTTGATCTCCACTAATATTAAAACATCTATCCACAAAATATCTAATATCATCGTTTACACTATTAGCCAAATTAAGATGTGCAGTTTCTTGTCTCCAGTGGTCACATACATTAGTAGTTTGATAAAGTGTAATAACTTGAGATCTTAAATTAGCCGAATTAGTATATATACTTTTTAAACGTGAATAATCTTGACGGGAATACACCATATATCCAAAATGTTTTTTAACTTCATCATACTTAAGTGTATATAAATCACACAATATATTTGTAAATATTACAGGAATACATAATGTTAAATGGCATGTATGAATTTTTGGTACCCAACTAGTCCATGAAGCAAAACACCAAATTAAAACACCGGGAGATTGTGTTGGTGGATCATTATAATAATAATTGTCTAAAAATGGTTTAACAATCCAAGTAATACCTCTATGATGTTTATAAAATCCGCTTAATGCTTCACTATTAAGTTTTTTCTCTTTTTGAATAAACTGAGAACTATTTATTTCCATACTATTTGTTGAATCATCTGGAGTAGTATCTGGACAATGGTTCGAATCAAATGATTCAATCAAAGGTATTCTCGATTCTATAATATAAGTTTCATGTTCAATATACAAATTGTATAAAAAAATAAAATATAGTAAAAATATTGAAATAATAATAATAAAAGTATAATTCATTTTGTATATGTATATATTATATTACTAACATATTATATATACATATACCTTTGGTTATAACATATAATAACGAAGATACTAAATATTCAATATTATATTTGTTTATTTATAAAATAATCAATTGACCTATTAATTTCTTGTACCATTGGTGCAAGTTGTGCAGAACAATTTGTTTTCATCATTTTCTTACAAGACATTTTTATAGTATCCGAATGATACATGTTATGTGCACATATGTATATTTTTTTTATTTCTGTATAATCATATTCATCAGTAATCATTTTTGGATATTTTTCTATAAGTTCGTTGTAAGGAAGAAAATGTATTGAATGCAAAACTGTAATGAATAATGCAGGATATCCTTTAATTGTATCACAATTATTCAAATTTTTAATAGAAAGAGTATCTATAAAAAAATTCATTAATTTTTTATCGGTTTCAACATCTCCATTTTCGTAATATGTTTTTATAAGATTATTTATACGTCCATTTACACCATGTTTTCTATATAAAGTAAGTACTGATTTGTGTTCATCAACATCACTTTGGGGATACATATTTTCAATTATTTTGTTTGTGTAAACTTTGCTACAACAAGAAAATAATAGGATAATCAAACATAAAAATATATACAATTTATTTTTGGACATACTCAAATATAATAATTAGTGTATTTATTATATTTATAGAAATTATTTTGTATGAGTTTAAATACCAATATCGTAACTATCATCGCATACACCTATATTTTCTGGTTTTATTGCATGTATGTAATTAGAAATAGAAATGTTTGATTTGGCACACACATCTGTTTTGTTTTCTGAAAATCCAAAAGCTTGTTCAATTTCCTTCTTCTTATCCGATATTTCCACTATTTCATCATTCATTTTTATCATTTCTTTTGTATCTAATACAACGTTGAATGAATTTGTTCCATAATAACCACGTTGACCACACATAACATTTGCAGATACACCTCTCATAGTATCAAAATCACCATGACGTGCAGCATCTAATAATACTTCTGTATGAACTTCAAATGTAGCTTTTGCAACAGGACCAATATTATCATTTAATAAACCAGAACGATAAATTGGTACCATATTTTTAGAACAAGTCATTCTATCACATAATAATGACAAATGATGATAATTAATGTAAACACCACTAAATTCCATGACATCTACAAATTCATTATAAATTACTTGTCGTGCTGCTTCAATACCCAATACATCATACACTTCTTTAATATCATTACTATGTGTTCGTGTATAATCTATGAATTTTTTAGCTAAAACACTCAATAAATTTGTGCCAGTAGTATCTAATACCCAAATATCATTTATTTGATATTTACCATCACGTTTTATAACTGATTCTGGTAATTGTGTTTTCATATTTAATAATTTTCTTGGCATAACATTTTTTATTTTATTTACACCACGAAGAACAATATTTTGTAACAAATTATCTTGAATGTTTTTCAACAAATAAATTTCATCACTTTGATCTATTGTTGTTGTTGCTGTTTTAGATTTCAAAGACTCTTTCTTTTTTAATAAACTTCCAGATGTTCTTATACGGAAAATCAATTGATCTGCATTATAATCTGAAAATACACAAGTTATGTTATCTTTATGACTCTCTTTAATTGCATAATGAATATCATCCATAGTAATATTACGTTCTAATAATGCTTCTGCATCAATTTCCATACGAATAATCCACTTAGATTTTGGTTCATCATTTTTCTCCACGTCATTACATTCATTTACTATATCTTCAAATTCATAAAACTGATTCAATAATAGTTGATCTTCATTTATTATTGTAGTACGTTCAATTGGATCGAAACAAATTTTAATACTTTTTACTACATCTTCCAATTTTGTATGTTCCAACATATGTGAATAATTCTCAGCACGCGTCTTATCTACTTCATCTATAGGATTCAAATATACCGTCAAAGATGGATTTTTGGGATTCTTTGTTAAACGCAAAATCTCCTCTATTCTAGGTACACCTCTAGTAACATTTGATTTTGTAGACACACCTGCTAAATGAAAAGTATTCAAAGTTAATTGTGTTGTTGGTTCACCAATACTTTGACCTGCAACTACTCCAACCATTTCTCCTGGATGTACTAATGCTTGTTTATATCTCATTATTATAGTTTCTAATAATAGTTGAAGTGCCTTTTTATGAAAACGTTTAATGACTAATAACTCTTTTGGACTTAAATAATAGAAATACAACACTTCAAACAATAAATTGGGTGGACATAATTTTATAGTTTTCAAAGTATCAAATGTATCTTCAATTAATTCAAAAGCTTCCAAAGGAGTAATATCTACAGTTGAATTACTATTTAAACCCATTTGACCTTGAATATTATTAATTATATTTTGAAATGCAACAGGAGACTTAACACCATTATCATTCTTATTATTAAATACATTTTCTATTATACTAATTCGTGAATCCAATAAATTTTCAATATATTTTTGACATTTCTTTTGTGTTTCTTTACGTTGACGTTTCATACGAGTTATTGTTGATTTTTCATACACATTCAATAAATCAGATTTTTCATCATTTATTCCAACAATATCATAATGCATGTACACATCTTCAACCGACATTCCTACCAAAGGTAATGTTTGATTTTCAACACGTGTAGAATCAAAACCATCATCACCATAAGCAAATTGTATGATTTTTCCCATATTATTTCTAACTGTCATATCATATTCTACTTTCAAATCTTCCAATCCTTTAATCAATCTTCTTTGAATATAACCAGTAGTACTTGTTTTTACTGCAGTATCTATTAACCCAATACGACCACCCATGGCATGAAAGAACAATTCAGGAGCAGTTAATCCATCAATATAAGAATTTTCTATGAATCCACGAGCTTCAGGAGAATCATCGAATTTACTGTAATGAGGTAATGTTCTACCATCAAAACCATAAGGAATTCTTTTTCCATCTACATTAGTCTGTCCCAAACAAGAAATCATTTGAGAAATATTTGTTGGACTACCTTTAGATCCTGATACTACAATTTGAACAAAACGATTGTTTTTACCCAAACTCTTTTTACCAATAGAACCAGCTTGATCAGTTGCCTTATTCAATATTCCATTTAATGTTGTCTCAAACTCTACCATATTTGAAGATGATGTATTATTCTCAAAAATACCCAAATGTATCTTATCAATTACCGATTGAACTTCTAACTTCTTAGAATTTATTACTTGTGTAATCTCTTCATTTGTTTTTGTATTTGCTATCAAATCACTAATTCCTACACTAAATGAACACGTCTTCATAAATTCAGTTATTATATTTTGAATATCATCTATGAAATTTGATGCAGCCATATTTCCAAAGTCATTACATATTCTATGTATGATACCTTTGGAACCTCCACCTAGAACTGACTTATCTATTTGACCACGAACATATCTTCCGTTACGAATTTCCAAAACATTATTTGATGTTTCGAAATCTTCAGATTCATCATACAAATTTGTTTTATACTTTAATGTGATTGGTGATAATATTTGACTCAATATGTCAAAATTTGATAAATTCTTTTGATTTTTACGAATACTTTCAACATCTACTTTCTTATAAGACATCAACAAATTCATCGCTTCTCTTGGAGACATCTTTCTGTGAGCTTTTGTAAATAAATAAGAACCCAACATAGAATCTTGGAAAATTCCTATTATTGGTGCATTAGCAGAAGGACTCACCAATTGATATGGAATAGCCGCCAAATGTCGAAGTTCTGTTTCTGCCAATATATTCTGGGGCATGTGCATATTCATTTCATCGCCATCGAACTTTTTGACTACATATTTGCAGTCAAGTTCCCCTAAAGGTTTCCCAGTAGGAAGGACTGTATCTTAAGCAAACTCAGGTTGATTAGACCTTCATCATTCACCCATACCCGTTCAGTCTCTGAACGCCTATCATATCCTATCAAAACGGACTTAGATAGTAACGCTGCTGATTATCCAATCCTTAACATTATGACCGTTGGGTTCGGTAATTAACCGAGTTCCCCTTATAACGTTTCCATTACAGGGTGGTAGTTAAGGCTCTAAGGACGTTCCAGCATCAAGGTATGTCGCATATAAATTTTTAATTTATTAATTTATACACTAGGGAGTAGCACCCTTTTAAGGCTCCCTGTTGCCGACCTCGATTAGCGAAGTTGATCGGCGTTGTAAGGTTTTGTTACTCCTACATTAATTCTAAATGTATCTCCTTTTTTCATAATCTTCACAATATGACACATCATAGACATTCTATGTAAAGATGGCTGTCTATTGAAAAGTACCGCATCACCATCCATCATATGTCTTTCAACAATATCTCCGTTTTCCAACACAATAGAATTGCGGTCGATATAACGAAGAGAAATGGATTCGCCGTTTTTGCGTTTCAAGATTTTCGCGCCAGGATACTCATCTGGACCATTTTGTATGAGTGTCATCAAATAATCACGATTACGATCATTTACCACAACCGGCTTTGTTAGATTTTTTGCTATTTTTAAAGGAACACCTAATTGTCTAATTGATAAATTTGCATCAGCACCAATCACAGAACGTGCTGATTGATCCACACGTTTTCCTTCTAAATTACCACGAATACGACCAGTCTTTGAATTCAATCTATTTTGAATACAATTTAATGGACGACCAGAACGTTGTGCCATAGGTGCTGCACCTTTTACTTTATTATTGTACAACATAGCTGTCAAATATTGTAATACCATAGTCTGATTATCAATTATATTTTGATTTGCATTATTTTGTATTTTATCTAATAACTCAGAATTTGTTTTTACTATATTACTATAAATATGAGAAAGATCATCTTCAGAACGATGTTGTGCATCATGCTTTACTGATGGTCGAACTGCTGGAGGAGCAACCGGTAATACTTGACATATCATCCATTCTGGTCTAGAATAAATTGGACTTAATCCCATAAAGTGAATATCTTCATCCGAAATACGACGAAATATTTTTAACAACATTTCTGGTGTTAGACGAATTACTACATCACTACGATCATCTTCATCTGGATTATTTGAACGTCCCATATTCTTCCAAGTTGCTTGAATTTTATCAAATGATTCTGAACTAATATTATCCGCTTGTTTACATCCACAACCATTCTCAGTTGATTCACCACAACGCTTTATTTTTGAAGCTAAATTTGTTACATATTCCCATCTTTCATGTGATGATCTTTCTAATATATGTTTATGTTGGTCTTTATTTAATAATAATTTACTACATTTATAACAAACCGATTTTGATATTTTTATTATTTCTTTCATATGTTGAACAAATAGTACTGGACGAGCCATTTCAATATGACCAAAATATCCAGGACAAATTATATATGAATGTCCATCTGTTGGACACACAAAACCTTTTTCTAATAAACCCATACGAGGATCAAATAATCCTCCAACTACTGGTTTTCCATTTATATATGTATCACGTGTTGTTATTTGAACTACGGAATTTTTTCTTATTTCATCTGGAGACATAATACTAAATTGAATACCAATAATTCTTGATGGGTGTTTATTAAATTCATTACGTGACATATTACTCAAACACTATATATTATATGTATTATATTTTTAAATGATTTCAAATCAATTTTTTAATTTCATTTATAAAATTATTTTACTACATATATTATTTCAAAAAATTGATTCATTTTTTTATAAAATATATTAAACATATAATCATACATTATTGAATTACTAATTATGCCAAGAACTATTAAAGATACTAAACAAAGTAGATTGAAGAAAAACAAAGATGATGATTCTTCATCTGAAGAAGACATTTGGGAAACTGAAACTGAGGTAAGTAGTGAAGAATCTGAATATAGTGATGAAAATAGTGAAGAATCTGATTCTGAATCTGATTCTGAATCTGAATCCGAATCTGAATCTGAATCTGAATCTGAATCTGAATCTGAAAAAAAGTCTAAGAAAAAATCTAAGTCAACAAAAAAACATAAACGTATTATTGTTAGTGATGAAGATGATGAAGATGATGAAGATGATGAAGATGATGAAGATTATATTGAAAATGATGAAGATGAAGAAAATCCTGAAGTTAATAAAAAAGAATATATGAAATTTCTGTATGAATTATTTCCATCAAGATATTCAAAAGAAAAGGCTGAAAAAGCTGAACTATCTAATAAAAAGTTATCTAATAAAAAATCTAAAAAAGAAGATTCAGATAATGAAGAAAAGCATAAAAAGATTGAAAAGAAATCAAAAAAGTCTAAAAAATCAAAATCAACAAATAAACAAAAATTAAAGAAAAAATCCAAACATGAATCTGATAGTGAAGATGGTTCAGATGCGGATGATGAAATAACTATTGAAAATTCGGAAGAAACAAGTGAAAATTCTGAAGAAACAATAGATAAGAAGAAAAAATCTAAAAAGAAACAAGAAAGTGATGAAAATCAAATAAGTATTGTGTTATCATTAGAGAATGATAATGGTATTTTAGAGGATATTGATTTTGAGGACGATGATGATGATGATGAAGACGAAGAATGTGATACTGATGATGAAGAGACATTTATGAAAGGTCAATATGAAAAAGTAGAAGACTCAGTTTCCAAGAAAAAGAAAAAGAAAAACAAGAAAAACAAGGAAACATCAGATGAAGAGTGTATAATCAATCCTAATGTTGAATCAGAATATATGGAACTATTGACTATGAAAAAAGATTTGATTAAAAAATTACACAAAAATCCAAAATCCAAATTTTTGTTGAATGCTTTGAAAAACTGCAAAAAGGAAATTGGAAAACTAATCAAAGATTCTAGAAAAAATAATACCAAAGAATTTAGAAAATTAGTCACTTGTGATAATCGTACCAAAATGTCTGAAATTAACTATTTCAAAAAGAAACTTTCTAATTCTGAACAAGTGAAGATTATGAAAGATCTTAAAGAAATTAATAAGTCTATAAAGACTGATAAACCATACAGATTATTACTATTAGAGTCTCCTATTCCTCCTATGTTAAAAGCACAAGCTATGGAAAAATTAAATGTGTTAAAAACGATGGAACCCGGTGAATCTGAATATTATAAAATAAAACACTGGATTGATACATTCATGAAAATACCTTTTTGTAAATATAATAATCTAGAAGTTAATATTAAAGATGGTATTGAGACTTCTCATAATTTCATGGTAAATGCCAAACAAAAACTCGATAATTGTGTTTATGGTTTAGATGATGCTAAATTACAAATTATGCAAATGATTGGTCAATGGATAACAAATCCAAATGCTATGGGAACAGCTATTGCTATAAAAGGACCTCCCGGAACAGGTAAAACTACATTAGTTAAAGAAGGAATTAGTGAAATTTTAGGTAGAGAATTTTCGTTCATACCTTTAGGTGGAACCGGTGATGCTAGTTTCTTAGAAGGTCATTCATATACATATGAAGGTAGTACTCATGGTAAAATTGTGCAAATATTGATTAATAGTAAGTGTATGAATCCTGTTATATATTTCGATGAATTGGATAAAATTAGTGATACTCCAAAAGGTGAAGAAATTACAGGAATTTTAACACATTTAACGGATACTACACAAAATTCACAATTTCATGACAAATACTTTTCAGATGTAGACTTTGATTTATCCAAGTGTTTATTCATATTTAGTTATAATGATGAATCACGTGTAAATCCAGTATTGAAAGATCGTATGTATCGTATTCAAACAAAAGGATATGATGCAAAGGAAAAATTAGTTATTGCACGAAAATATATGTTACCAAAAATACGCGAACAAGTTAATTTTACACAAGAAGATGTAGTTATTTCAGATGAAATCATACAATATATTATTTCAAATGAAATTTGGACTCAAAAAGAACAAGGTGTAAGAAATATGAAAAGATGTTTGGAAATTATTCATACAAAATTGAATTTGTATAGATTAGTTAAGCCTGGTGAAGATAATATATTTGCTAAAGATATTGGATTTGATGTATCATTCCCATTTGTTGTTGAAAAACAACATGTAGATAAACTCATTAAAAATGAGGAAAAACAATCACAAAGTCTATTATCTATGTATATTTAAAAAAGTATCTTCGATTTAAAAGTAGTAGCTAGAGTTTAGGTATAAAACTTTATTTTTTTTATAAATTACATAAAAACTAATTTATAAAATATTTATAGTTATGGACGATATTTATTGTATAACACAAGCAAAAGATGTATTATTACGACTATCTAAAGAAAATATGAACGGAGATTACACATATATTTTAGAAACAATCGATAAATATTTAATTGAAAATTGTAATCATAATATTGTAACTGATTTTATTGATATAACTCCTGAAAGAAGTCAAGTAATTCGATATTGTTCTAAGTGTATGATTACTTTTGAACCAGGATCTTTGGATGAAGATGGTAATTTAAAAACTTAGACAGATGAACCGGCTACATCTGAAGGGATATTTGAAGAATTATTTCCACGTGTATTCAATTGTTGAATCATATTTTGATCTAGACAAAGTGGTCCACGAGAATTGTAATATCCAACTCCTTTGCAATTTAGATCTCCTTTAGCATCTGAATAAATATCGACTTTTTGAGAAGGTGCTGAAGGA